ATGATAATGACAAAATAAATATTGGTGCTGGTAATGACCTACAAATTTATCACGATGGTACAGATAATATAATTCTTTCAATGGGTGCTAGTTGTGATTTGCTTATGTATGTAGCAAATGGCGAATTAGCTGTTAAAGCTGTAGCAAACGGAGCCGTAGAGCTATATCATAATAATTCAAAGAAATTTGAGACAACTTCGGTTGGCGTTACAGTAACAGGAACAGTTACAGACAGCAAAGGTGATGTAAGAAAAATACCTCAACTTTCTAAATCTTCGGCACATACTATCATTTCTTCTGATGCTGGTAAGCATTCAATAAATAGTAGTGGTGGTTGGGTTTTTAATACTAGTACAGGTTTTTCAGTAGGCGATGCAATTACGTTAATAAACAATAGTGGTTCTAATCAAACTATTGATTTTTCTGCTGTAAGTGCTTACAACACAGCCGATGGAGCTACAGGTAGCAGAACCTTGGCTGGTAGAGGAATGGCTACCGCTATTTGTACAGCCGCTAATACTTACTACATCTCAGGAGCAGGGTTAAGCTAATGCCTATTCAACAAATATTTTTAGGTCTTGGTGCTGCTGATACTTTTACAGTAGCTACAGGAGGCACTATTACTACTGACGGAGATCATAAGGTACATGCTTTTACAAGTACAGGAACTTTTACTGTTACTCAATTAGGTACTACAAATGAGTTTGAAGTTTTAACTGTTTCTGGCGGTGCGAGTGCAAGTAGTAATACAAATACTACTGGTGGGGCTGGTGGTGGTCTTATAACTCACGCAACTGCCCAAGCACTAAGTCAAGATCCATATACAATTACGATTGGTGGCGGTGGCGCACAAATATCTTTCAATGCTTTTGGGGCGTTAGGTAATCATGGTAGTGACTCTTCTGTAGCATTACAATCTAATGGCAATGTTGTTGTGGATTCAGATGTAAGTGATCTTACTAATGGAGCAAATTCACAATGTCATGGTGATGGAACTACTTCTACAAGATCTAGTGGTGGTGCAAGTTTAAAAAAAGTAGATGGAACAATTACTCAATTTACAGGTGGTAGTGGTGGTAATGGTGCTGGAGGAGGTGCTGGAGGAGGTGCAAATGGTAATAGTGGTAGTGGTAATAATGGAGGTGCTGGAGGTGCTGGTTTTGCAACAACTATTACTGGTAGCTCTGCAAATTTAGGAGGAGGAGGAGGAGGAGGTTCTTTTAATAGTTCGAACTCATTTCAAGCCTCTGGAGGTTCGGGAGGGGGTGGTACTGGTGCAGGGTTTAATAATGCTGCTACTTCTGGTAGTGCAAATACTGGTGGTGGTGGTGGTGGTACTAAAAGTGGATATTTTGGTGGTGGAAACTTTCAAGGTGGTGCTGGTGGTTCTGGGATAGTTTATATCCGTTATAAATTTCAATAGGAGGTAGAATGGCACATTTCGCAGAACTAGACAGTAATCAAGTCGTTTTAAGAGTAATCGTTGTATCTGACGATAACGAAGCTGATGGCGAAAACTGGTGTAAAAATCTTTTAGGTGGTAATTGGAAACAAACAAGTTATAACAACAATATTAGAAAAAATTATGCTGGAATAGGTTTTACTTATGATGCAAGTAAAGACGCTTTTGTTCCTCCTCAACCTTATCCTAGCTGGACTTTAGTAGAAGATACTTGCCAATGGAAACCTCCTGTTGATTATCCTACCCCAGACGAGTCTGAAACAATATATGAATGGAATGAATCTGCATATCAAGCTGACAATTCAACTGGGTGGGTAAAAAAAATATATAATGACGGTTAAATCATACAGTTGAATTAATCTTGTAGTACTGATATTATACTAGTATTACACTCTATAACTTGATGTTAGATCCTAACCAAAAACTTGCTGCTCTTCAATCAGAATTACAACAGATAGCAAAAAACTATAACGAAGCAAAAGAAGTAATGGGTAACTGTGAACGCAAGATATTACAAATACAAGGTGGTATCGCAGCTTGTGAAGAACTTATAAAAGAAAACGAAGAACCAACTACTGAGTCTTAACAGGGATATTTCTGTCAAGAATGCCATACATGACATAAAGCGGTGCTAATCCTATAATTAAAAAAAGTACCATAAATGTTATTGGTACACTTGCTTTAATTAGGGCATCTTTTATCATGTTTCAAAAAATCTGTAATTATCTTTCCATTTTATCTACAGTTCTAGTATTGGGAATACTAGGCGGTGGTTTTTTTACATTTAAGTATGTGACCAGCGAACAGTTCAAGACTAAGATGATGAACGAGGTTCTTGGTGGTGTAAGTGGCATGATGCCAAAAATGTTAGATCAAGAGTTACCAGATATGACAAGCCCTGCATTACCTTTACCAACAACAAAACTTCCTAAGTTTTAATGAACTGTTGGCATTGTAAAACTGAATTAATCTGGGGTGGCGATCAAGACATGGAAGAAGACACGCAGTATTCTATGCTTACAAATTTATCATGTCCAAAATGTGATTCACAGGTAGAAGTTTTACTTCCAAGAAATGCCTTCGATTGAAATACCTAATATTTCTATTCCAGAAATAAAAATCAATGTACTGCAATACAGTCCATATCAAGTATTAAACGTACCCCCACCATCTATAAAACTGCCGGGTTGTGTAAGGTATCACAGAGATGCCTCATCTAAAAATACTGCTTTATATGATGATGATCCAACAGGTACTACTATTTCCTGTCCGTATGGTTCTATGCCTACATTTACACCTATGTTATATGACAGAAGAAAGATACAGATTGTTGAAACTAAAGGACAAGAAAAAAGAGTGGAGAATACTGAGACACCAATACAAGAAAAAGTAAAACCAGAGATACCGAAGAAGAAAGAAGATATAAAGGTAGTTCCTTGTCCCGGCCCAAAAGATCAAAGAGTAGGAGACTTTCGTAACGAAAAACGATTGGAACGTGTCATCGGCCATGAAAGAAGCGAAGATGGAACTAGATGTATAATTATCTATGAAGACGTCCCATTCAAGGATCAGTACATACCAGCGATTTCTAGCCTTGTATCTACTGCTTTTATTGGCTTGGTCGCTGCCAGTAGTCCATTACTTCTTAATGTCATCAAACCGTTAGTAAAAAATATTGTTAAAAAGTTAACAAAAAAGAAAAAAGACAAGGTATAAACATAAGCAAGCTTTTTTACAAGCTCCTTACAGGTCAATCTGAAGGGGCATTTTTTATGGTTTTTCTATGATTTTATGATTATGAGGTAATACCTGATTTGCACGAGGGGTTATCTCAATATCGCTACATAAATCATAGTAAGGACTATTTTTTGCAAAACGGATTCCCTCAATTTTTTTCTGTCCGCAATGCTTTAATCTTGCGAAATGCCAATCAAGCTCAAGATTTTTAAGGGTTTGTTTTTGTATATCAGTTTGAGTTTTAGCAGCGTCTTTACATTGCTTACTTAGTTGTCTATCTAACGGAATAGAAAAATTTAAAGTTATACCACTACCTAGTGCGTAGCTATCTTTATTCGTTCCAGAATAATTTAATTGTTCATAGAGTACGACCCCCGGATTATCGGGTGTTCCATCTCCTATAGGATTTCCATCGTCATCAAAATCACCAACAATATCTGTTTGGTCATAAACTGGTGTAGTGTAATAATCTCGATAAGGTTTGCGATAATTTGAGTTAAAAGTAGTAAATGGAGTTATGGTCATCATTGCTCCCTGACATACAACCCCCCCACCATATTGGTTTGTATGAAAGCTACCATTATTTACGTTCCAGTTTTGATTAGTTACTGATCCACTATTACTTTGACTTACTGCATTAGCTAAAACTTTTACAGGACTTAAGATTATTGCGAAAACACAGAGGTAGTAGTAGTAACGGATTCCGTTGTTATGTCTCTTTGAATTGTCGTTATGTTCTGCAATCCGGGGCCATGATAAGTTTCTGTAAATTGAAAAGAATCTCCCGATGTAGGATTGGTTTGTGTCCAGTTTGGTTTTGTTGTCATATCTGCTCCTGTCCATTTATAAGTTGTACCTCCTACAGTCCCATTAACTTCAACTGCGGTAGCTGCCATATTTCCTCCATCATGTGATATTCCTGTGCCTGTAACTGTATATTCGTAACCTGTTTTAAAGTCTTTACTGGTAATAGATTCTGAAAGAGTACTAGTCGTATTCGTGGTGCTTGACATACTGCCTTGAACAAAATTAGGAACAATATTTGCATTAGCTGGTAAAACATATAAAAGAAATAGTAATAAAAGCTTCCGCATAACTCATTAGTCTACCGTTACTGTGGTTACATATTGTCCAGTAGCACTTGTACCCTGTGAACCTGCTGTGATTGTGATTACATGATTATCAACAGTACCAGCTAAATTCGTTGCTGTTCCTCCAGAAGTACTGGTTAAATCACCAAATGAACTTACTTCACCTGTAGTAAGACTTGTTCCTATCGTATCTCCAGTAGTGTGTGAAACTGTGTAATTGAAACTTTCCCCGTCAGTTAATTGTGATGCAGTAATTGGTGTATAAGCGTTTACTCCGTTAGTTGCTGCACCTAATCCTCCAACACTTCCAGCAGTTGTACCATCTGTTGTATTAACTCCTGTTCCAGAAACACTATATGAGTTTCCAATACGATCTGCTGCCGTAGCTGCTGCTGAAACTTCTAATTTTACAGATGAACTGATAGAAGAAGTTATATCAGCATAAACTGGTGCTGAGAACAAAAATAAGAATGGAAGTAGTTTTTTCATTTTTTTGGGTCAACCTTAATAACTTCGGGTTTGGTTGTAATTAATTCTATGGGCTGTTTTATTATGATAGTGCTTACGCTTCCATTGGAGTTACTGATAGTACCGTTTTCACCTTCTTTCTTTTTCTTTTTTGCTCCTTGTGCTGCATTAACACTTATGCCTAATCCACCAAGAATGTTTCCTAAAAGTCCAGCAGCAAAAGTGCTATCCACACGAGGCTGGTCTGGTATATCTATTCCGAATAGCTTATTTGGTAACTTTATATATCCAAGTGATAAGACCACCAAACACCATGCAAGAATAAAACCTTGTGCAACTGTAGAGATTAAAAACGTGATTTTTTCTTGATAATCAGGTTTTTCATCTTCTATTTCTTTTGTATTTTCAATTACTTTCTCTGCCATAAGTAGCCTTTTCTGTCATAATAGACATATATTGAGGATTCGTAAAGTGGTAGAGGTAGTTGCAGCAGTAGGTGGGGCTTTATTAACGGCTTGTTTTGTCTCAGTTGGTTCTGTTTCTTACAGAGGTAGACAATCAAGAGATGACCTCGTGCGAAATACAACAGCTATAGAATTATTAACAGATAAAATAGATAATATGCACGATGATATGAAAGAAGTTTTTCATCGTTTAAAAGAAGTAGAACTTGCTGTTGTAGAAATTAAGCCAAGAAGATAAAAAAATTACTCTCTTCTATAACCACTAAAAAGAAGAGAGTAATAGCTTTTGTGGAGGTAAGCTATTATAAAGATAGCAATTTACTACTCACAATGCTAAAAATCATTGAACCAATCTTATTTGCGTTTCTTCGTGGTTCTGCAATAAAAAAACTCGCACTTGATATAGTACGAGTTATGGTTAAGAAAACTGATAATACAGTTGATGACCGTTTATGTCTTGCTTTAGAAAAAGCATTATTTCCCGGAAGATAATTACTTCTTCTTTTTTTTCTTAGGTGGTCTACCTACTTTGCTCCCATAGGAACCCTTACCTTTAGGCATAATCTTAAAATGTAACTGCTCCAAGTATAGCTTTGTTGCCTTATCAAACCAATACGTTAGGGTAAAGATGGAGGAACTTGTTATGAAACTGGTAATGCCTTGGTCTGGATGGTTTAACAAACAAGCTAAAAAAAGACGAAAAATTGAACCTTGGGTAATGGCTGATGTTTCTATGGAAGAAGAATTACACGTTGAGATATTTTTAAGACACGTTGTAAATACTTTAGATCCTGATGATATTGGTGATCTTATTAGTGCTTTTGCCAAAGAAAATTATAGGTTAGTAAAAATAATAAATCAGGCTGGAGATCACATTGACAAAATATACGATGAAGTCAACTCTGTTTCTCCCAAAAATAAGCGCAATCCTTTGCCCAAACTCCCCCACTAGCTTTACCCTCTGGCATTCCTAATCCGC